GGAGGGAGAGAAAAACGTGCGGAGGGGGGGGCGCAAAGGGCACAGCAAAAAGGGAGGGGGGGGGGGGGGGGTGGGGGGCACCTTCGAGCCTCCTCGCATTTCCGCCCTTTGCCAGCCAGCGGCGGGCCGTCGACCAGGTGCTCGCGCTGCTCGAGGATTCGGCCAAGCCGTTGCCGGCGGCCGATCCGCGGCGGCGTGATCTCCAGGCGGCGATCGAGTCGGTGCGCGCCTGCGACGGCCGCTACCGGCGGCGACGAACCGCCTGAGCCGCGCGGCGCGTGGCGACCGCTGAGGGGAGCAGCGTGGTCGCTACAGTCGAGACAACAAGTTGGCCGCGACGGCCAATCCATTAACTGAAGGGTAGATCATGGGCGTGCAGGCCTCGGCGGGACGGAAGTACTACCGGCTCTGGATCGAGAATGCGCCCGTCGGCGAGCAGCGTGTCGACACCAACATCCTCGTCGGCACGACGACGCAGCAGCAGAAGGACTCCTACAAACTCGCCGAGGCGCTCTACACCAAACTCCACAACGGCTACGCCGCTGACGTCTACAACCTCCCGCGCGAACGCGAACAGATTCGGTTCAGCAAGTATGCGGCGTGGTACCGCGAGCACAAGACGCCGAAGCACCGCGGCCGGACCCGCGAGGCCGAGCTCCTGACGGTGCTCGAGCGCTACTTCGTGAACGAGCGGGACGACGTCCTGCTCTCCCGGTTCACGACGATGCTGGTCGACGAGTATCAGACGTGGCGCGCGGCGGCGGGCGTGACGAACCGGACGATCAACCGCGAGGTCGATCACCTCAAGATCATGCTGCGCGAGGCGTGTCCGACCTACCTCGCCGCCTCGCCGCTCAAGGGCATGGCGCGCTACGACGAGGCGCCAGTGCGGCGGCGCATCATGAGCAAAGTGGAAGAGCGCAAACTCCTCGCCGTCGCCAAGCGCGACCCCCAGGACTACCTGATCCTGGTGCTCGGCATCGACTTCCTCGTCCGGCTCGGTGACCTGATCGATCTGCAGTGGGACGACGTCGCCGATGGCTCGCTCTGGGTCGCGTGGACGAAGAACGGCGACCCGCTCGAGGTGCCGCTCGCGATCTCGCGGCGCGCCGTCGCCGGCCTCACGGCGCTCAAGAAGGCGAAGCGCGCCGGCCCGTTTCTCTTCCCGAAGTTTCGGAAGGCTGAGGACCCGCGCGACTGGCCGGGCTCGGTGCGGCAGCGCCTCGAGTATCTCTGTCGGGAGGCCGACGTGCCCTACGGGCGGACCAAGCGGGGCATCACGTTTCACTGGGGCACGCGCCGGACTGGGACGACACGGCGCTTTCTCGACGATCGGTGGACGCCGGCCGAAGTGCAGGCGCTCGGCGGCTGGAAAACGCCGGACACGCCGCTCGCGATCTACACCGAAATGAGCACGCAGGACATGCTGAAGAAGCGTGCCGAGCGGCCCCGTGCCCACCGTACGCCCAACGCCACTCGGAAGCGCGCCTAATGCTGAGCGAATCCGCGCGCGCGCGGGGCGTTCGCAACGCGGAGGTCGGGAGTTCGAGCCTCCTGCCGTCCACCAGCTTTTTCCCTCGACTTTGGCGAATTGCTCAGGAAAATCGCCGATTCCTATGTCCGGCCGGTCAGCACGACCTGTCCAGAAGTCACCAGAAAACACCCGGTTTCACTCGTTCCATGCCCACGGTACGCCCAAAGTATGGAACTAATTCCCTGAGGGCTGTATGCACTGGGTGTTGACGGCGGTCGAGATCGCGCTCTTCGGCGCCGGCCTCTTTGCGATGCTGGCGGGCGTGCTCGCATTCAGCGAGATTCGCGGGAACGATCCGGCAGCCCGCGGCCGGCGCGAAGCCGCTACGCGCGAGGCCTCGAAGTGGCTCGCCGCCGGCGTCTTCCTGCTGCTGACTTGGGGCGTGTTGCTCTGGGCGTCAGCCTGACCGCCAGCGATCAGGCTGACAGGTATACCCGCAGATGCCCCGCGGACACTCCGGGTGTTGGAGAATTTTGATCGGCCATCCGTCCGGACACACGCGGCGCAGTGGCAACGCGCAGTTCGTCTCGAGCAGCACCAGCAACGTCGCAATGAGGACTCGACGCATCAGACAATCAGCGTCAGGGTCAGGGCCGCCAGGCCGAGTGCGATCAGGTTACGGCCCCGTGCATCGACAGGCCAGGCCGCGAGCAGGAAGAGGACGAGCGCGGCGACGTAGAGGATCAAGTGTAGGTGCGCCATCAGTCCCTCCAAGGCGAACAGTAGCGAACGAAGATGACGACGTAGCCCGCGAGGGTCAGCAGCCCGATCACGCCGAGCAGGATCAAGCCGGCGCGCGCGTACTCGTCCTCGGTCAACGAATCAACCGCTGCCCGCGCCGCTGCGCGGCGTACGGCGTCAGCGGCGACACCGTGAACGGTTCGCGCACCGTCGTGTCGACCGTCACCATCGGCGCCATGCGGACGAACGTCTCGGGCCGCTGCGGCACGGTGCCGGCGCCGGAGTCGAGGTAGCCGTCGGCGCCGACCGACACCGCACGGTCGCCCCAGGCCTCGCCTTCCGCGTAGGCTCTGTTGTCGTGATAGTTCCAGTACGCGCAGTACTCGCCGGCATAGAGGTAGATGGGCTCGTTCGGCCCCCACAGACTGCACGTCGGCCAGCCCGCGTACCCGAAATGGAACCTGTTGTAGAACGAGTACGGGCAGTCGGCCGCGAACAGATCCGCCCAGTTGTCATAGTTCGATTTGGTCGGATGGTTCGGGTCGCCGTGTTCATTCGGGTTCGCGAACGAGCTCGCCTGGTGCAGCCACCCGTGAATCGTCGGACACACGCGCGCCCACACCTTGTCGTTGCCCGCCCCGTTGTCGTCGCCGAGTTCATCGGTCCCGCCGGGCGCATCGACGTCCGGTACCGTGTGGCAGCAAATGAGCGCATCGGGTAGCAGGTCATGGCCCCACTCGAAGTAGCGCGCCCACGTCTCCGAGCTCCAGTTGTAGTACGCCGGCTCCCATCCACTCGGGACGCACGCACGGATCAACCGCTGCGCGCGCGCGTTGCCGCGAATCAGCGGCTCGTAGAGCTCCTGTGTCTGCTCGAGCGTCCAGTTGTCCGGATGCATGAAGACGATCGGAATGAGGTGGTAATCCCACAGACACTGCAACCAGTCGAGGAAACACTCGAACCTCTCCGGCGTGTCGAAGAAGTAGTCGGGATAGTGGCCGCGATAACTCTGCGCCGTGACGGGGCCGATGCACGCATGCGTGTACCCGAAGCTGCAGTAGGTCCTCAACATCGCCTGCTGCTCGTCGTTCAAATTGAACGCGCCGCCCAGTGCCATCGGGTTGTACGGGTCGCCGTAGCTGTAGAGGTACTCGAGGGCGGTCACGTTCGAGGGCTGGCCTGGACGCGGGCCGTATTGCCACGCGCCGCGGACCGTCCACATCGCGCCGCGGATGGCCGCGATTTGCCGCAGCGACAACGTGGACGGATCGATGGCGCCGCCGCTCGAGCGTTCGACGTTCGACAGAAGGTAGTACTGCTGCGCGGGTGAGAGAATGGCGCTCATGTGTTAGGCGTCTCGGTCGCCATGCCCACCAGCCACGTCTTGCCGTCGGACCCAATCGGGCGGTACACCGCGCCGGCCGCCGTCTTTTTGCAGCGCTCGAAATTGCCGGCGGTGCCGGCTGGGCGCGTCTGCCAGGTGCCGTCCGGCTGCAGCGACAGCACGTCAGTCGGTTGCGAGGCGGTGCCATCATCGCGCCAGAGGCCCTGCGCGTAGCCGGCGGCGGTGACCGTGTAGTCGCCGTCGCCGAGCTCGTTGTACTGGTCGGGCGCAAGCACTTCGATTTTCGGGACGGCCGCAATCGGGGGCGGCGGGACGTCGGCCGTGTGCGGCTGCTCTTTCTTCATCGTTAACTCGCTTTCTTCTTGGCAGGCGCGCCAGTCAAGATGACCAGCGGGTTCTTGGTCTTGCCTTCCTGAATCGCGACGAAGCCATCGATCGAGCGTTGCACTTGGCCGAGCGGCAGCTTGAAGAGAATGCTCGCCACGTCCTCGGTCGCGCGGACGAGGCCACGGTCGGCTTTGCCCTGCTCAATCTGTTGCCCGAGTTTGTAGACGCTCGAGACGAAGCGGGTGCCGCTCGGGCCTTCGTACCCGCGCCCGCCCGTGCGCCCAGTGGCGAGCGGACCGAACTCGCGCACCCACACCATCATGTTCATGGCGGTCGCGAGGACCTCTTTGCCCATCGCGAGGTACCACGGCTCCTTGTCGTCACCCTTGCCGAAGGCCTTCGCGAGTGCGACGGTGAGCGCCGCCGGCGCGATGTAGAGCAGCGACAGGTTGCCGAGCATCTGGCCGACCGAGCCGCCATGCACCCAGTCGCGCCCATACACGCGCACCGTCTGGTTGAACATCAGGTTGCCGTAGCTGTAGAACATCGTGAACAGCTTGAACGCCGGCGAGCCGCGCTGCACTTTCGCGAGGTCCTTCATCTGGCCGCCGCTCTGGGCATCGAGCACCGCCTGGTCGGCGAGCGCCGTCGCCCGCTCCTCTGTTTCACCGGCGCTACGGTGCCGCTCGTAGGCGCCGATCCACGTCGGGATGTCGGCCATCTTCTGCCCGAGCTCAATCAGCGCGAGGTAACTGTTGGTGATGTCCTCGCGCTCGAGGCGGTCGCCGCTCACGGTTCGCAGGATGTTGTCGAACCAAGACCCGCTGCGGGTGAGCGAATTCCGCATCTCGGCGATGTCGCGGTTCGCCGTCTGCCCGCGCAGGCGCATCATCTCGGACTTCGCGTACACCCACTGCGAGCTCCACTCCATCGTGCTGGTGTCGCGCAGGAAGCGCATCAGGCCACGCGCCTGCCACACGGGCCCGTTGATGACCGCCCCGTTCAGGATGCCGATCGGTTGTTGCACTGCCGTCCACACGTTCCAGCCGAGGCCGGCGAGCGTGCCGCCGTTGCGAAGATAGGTCATCGCCCGGTCGACGATGTTCGTGGCGTGCTGCGTCCCGAGCGCGATGTCGAGGAGGTTGTCGCGCATCGCCTTGTAGCCGAGGTCGCCCTCGCGCGACACGATGGCGTCTTGGATCTTCCGATCGGCGAGCAGTCGGCCGACGTCGATCATCACTTCGCGATGCGACAGCGAATGAATGATCTGCTCGAGGTGCTCGTACATCACGCTGAGCTCGAGACGGACCGGTTGGTTGACCTTGGCCTGGCGCTCTTTGGTGTAGCCATGACGCGTGGTCGCGTACGCATACGCCGCGTGCGCCTGCAGATTCGCCTCGCCGGCGTTGATCAGTTGGTCAGCGCGGACGGAGAGCCGTCCGTCATAGGCGATCGGGTAGTAGCCGCCACGCTGTTCGCCGAACTGCGGATGCACCCACGACGCCGGCTCGACCTTGTCCGGCGGCAGGCCTTTGAGGCGGCGGTCCTGCGCTTCGATCTGGGGCCAGAACGAGTTGATGTAGTCGAGCGTGTCCTGAACGAACTTCAGGTCGCGCTCGTCGAGCGTGTTGAGAATCGCCTGGACCTGCGTCTCGTTCCAGTTGCGGCCCGACTCCATCAGCCGCTGTCGGTTGCCGGCATTGCCCCAGTTGAGCGCGACCGCGAGGCGCTCTTCTTTCGTGAGGCTCGCGTTGATCGCCGGAATGAAGAGCAGCGTGTCCTTGCCCAGCCCGAGCGCCTTCTGTTTCGCGCTCGGTCCGCGGAGTGCAGCGACCTCGGCGCCGCTGTACGCCGTGGTCAGAATCTCGCTGAGCCGCTGCGCGGCTCGCTCTTGTATGACGGCGGCCCGTGTCGCTGCTTCGTTCAGCGGTTTCATGATCGCCGTCCACATCGGGCCGCCCTGGACGTAGCCGTCGAGGCGCGCGATGAATTCGGCGAGCTTGGTATGCGAGGCGATCCACTCGCCGACCTTGCGCGCCGGCGCATCGCTGATCCGGATCGCGATCGGTTTCGGGCGCGCTTTCCCGTGCTGCTCGATGTGGTCGACGATGCCGTCGCGCGTCGTCTGGAAGTCGCGCTGCTTCTTCGCGGTCAGCAGTTTGTTCTTCAGTTGCGCCAAGTGCGCGATCTGCGCGAGGCCGTCGGTCACCGCCATGAACTGCTCGACCGTGAGCTCGCGGTAGTTCTTGCGGTGGGCCTCCTCGAGGACGAGTTCGGGGAGTTCGACCGGCATGTTCTCGCCTTGCATCGCGGCGACCCACGCGCGAATGCTGGCGCGGCGCTCGAGCACCTTGTTCGATACCCGCGCGAATTCGTAGCGGTCGAGGATGCCGTCGACCTGATCCAGATACGTCTCGCCGGCGAGCCCCAACCGCGCGCGCGCCGGCCCGCGGCCGAGGTCCCGTGCCGCCAGGGCCCGCGCGTTCACTTCCTCGAGCACGCGCGTGGCCTCGCGATAGAGCGCGGTGTTGAGGAGCTCCTGCTGCTTGGCCTTAATGGCTTCGTCGAAATTCTGGCGGGCGGCGTGGTCGACCGCCGCCTTGCCCGCTTTGCGCGCGGCCGCCCAGTAGATGTCGGGTCGAATGTCGCGGACGAGCATCCCGTTGATCGTCGCCTGCGCGTAGGACCGGATCTCTTTGGCCGAGGGCAACGCGGCATTGATGCGCGCCGCGCCGCCGCGGGCCTCCCCCTTCAGCGTGCGGAGCTGGTCGCGCAGCGTATCGATCTCGGATTGCTTCCGGCCTTCCGCAATCGCGATCCGCAGACGCGCTTCCGCCTCGAACCAGCGGCGCTCGTAGGCTTGGTTCGCGCGTTGTTGCGCGAGGTCGGCGCGCGCTTCGCCGCGGGCGTTGCGTTGCCGGAGTTGCGCGAGCATCCGGAGTTCGTCGCGAATAATCTCCTCACGCGAGTCGTGCATCAGCGCGGCACGCGAGGCGTCGGTGAGTTGGTTCTCGACGGGCTGTTCGCCGTACTGCGCCTTCATCCGGCGGTCGGTTTCGGCGGTGACGGCTTGCTCGTAGGGCAGCACCGCCTGGACGGCCTTGAGCATTTCATCGGTACTCGAGAAGCCGTAGAGCTCGGCGAGCAAATCCGGATCAAGCCCCTGTTCGTCGCGGGTGTAGATCAACGGACCAGGGATCTCGCGGAGTTGCTTGACGCGTTCTTCGCCGAACCGCTCGGCCAGCAGTTTGCGCGAGAGTTTCTGCGGCCGGACCTCGAGGCCCTCGACCAGCGGCGCGCCCTCCGGCGTCGTGCCGCGTTGCATGGCCGTCAGGGCGATGTAGGCGGGTTGCGTGGCGAGCTCGCTGCGGACCTGCGTCTCGGTCGTCGCGCGGCGCGCTTGCCATTCGGCCGTCTGGCGCCGGCGCACATCCTCGAGCGCCTTCTTCTCGAGCCGTTCGCGACTTTGGCGGGAGGCGTCCTCAAGTTTCTGGCGATAGTGCTCGAACCGTTCGCGCGAGACGCCGGCCTGCTCGGGTGTCAAGAACAGCGGCGGGACGTCGCGCGCCTGCTCAGCGTCGGCGACCTCCTGGTCGGTCGCGATCATCCGGTCGAAGACGTCGCGAACGTCTGGCGTGAGATTGACGCCGAGGGCCTCGACCGCTTTGTAGATGTCGAGCAGCCAGCCGCGGAAGCGATCGAAGATCGTCTGCATCTGCAGACTCGGCGCCTTGCCTTCCATCAGGTACGCGTTGAACCCGTCTGCGAATTTCTCGTGCCCCTCGCGCTGCTCGTTGAGACTGAGCGCCTGCCACGCGTGGATGTCACCCTCATGGCCGATCCATTTGAAGATGGTTGCCATGTCGCGCTGGAGCTCCGGCGAGGCATCGGGACGCGCGGCCAAGTCCGCCATGACATCGAAGTAGAAGTGCGCCGTCTCATGGAGGAACGTCGAGAAGTTGGCTTGCTCGAACAGTTGAATGAGGCGGCCTGAGGCGAGCCGCGAATACCCACCGCGCGCCGTCTGCCCTGGTGGTGGTGCGGTCGGCGCGGCGCCTTCGGCCGGCGGGGCGGCCGCGCCGGCCTCGCCCTCATCGCCCTCGCGCTGGAACAAGGTCTGGCCGCCCATGACGGCCTCGCGGAGCTCAGGCGTGAACATCACGCCTTGATTCGTCTCGCGTTCCCCTTCCAGCCCGGCGACGGCGAGTGAGGCCATGAGCTCGCGCTCGCGCCGCTGATAGACGTTCTCCATCGATTCCGTCATCCGCCCGTATGCCCGCTCACGCTGCATCTCTTCGTGGAGTTCGTCTAATTGCTTGGTGATGCGGCCTTCGGTGCCGAGCTCGCTGACGATGAGCCGCTCGACCTTGGCCCCGCTGCGCTTGACCGCCGGAAGGCTGTTCACGACGTTGCGGAAGTCGACGTCGTAGAGTTTCTTTAAGCCCTCGCCGCCGATCTTCAGACCCTCGCCGCTGATTTCGCCACGGGCCTCGCCTTCGACAACCTGCGAGGCGAGTTCCTTGCCGATCACATCGGCGAGTGATCGGCCGACCCAGTCGTCCGGTGCTTGCGCTCGCGTATCGGCTATCCGACCGTTGGGCTCCACAATCAGGCCCATGAGCCCGCGCCGCGTGTTGATGATGACGTGCTTGCCCTCCAAGCCGTGCTCTTGTTCAGTCAGCGGCGTCCAGTCGATCTTCTGCACGACCTGCTCAAGCCGATAGCGCTGCGCCTGCTGTTCACCGCGTGTCCACGTCACCCCGTCGAGGCCCTGCTCGGCGGCAATGCGGAGCGCGTACTTGAACGCCATCTCGCGCCAGTTTTTGCGGAAGAGCTCCGGCATTCGCTTCTGCTCGTCCTCATGCGGCGGCTGCACCTCCTCGAGGAAGAGCACGCGCTGGCCGTCGGCCGTCGTGCGAATGTTGTAGCGCAACCGCACGATCGGGTTCTCAATATCGCCGTACTCCTCATGGCCGTCTTGCCACTGTTGCCCGTTGTCGGTCGCGGCCGCCTCAGGTGCCGTGAGGAAGACCTCGCGATAGGAGCCAGGTTCGCCGCCCGGTTCGACGTACTCGCCATAGCGTGAACCTGCTTGGTCGGCGCCGAGTTCTTGCTCGGCCTGCGTTAAGGCTTCGTCCCAGGCATCGGGCGGCAACAACGATTGGGCATGGTCGCGCAGAGCCTCTCGGAGGTCTTGCTCATCTTTCTCAAGGCGCTTCTGCGCTTCTGCGTCAGCCGCCTGCTGCGCTTCTTCCTGGCTGTCGTAGATAAACCCGAGGTCGTCACCATCGACCGCCGCTTCCCATCCGCCCTCGTCCTTGTTGTAGCCAACGTCGGTTTCCGGCGTGGGTAGCTCTGGCGGCCCGCCCCGATACTCCTCAATCTCTTGGACCTTCTCATCGACCCACCCTTCGTAGATGGCCTGACGCCGTTGGTGGATCGCCTCCTTGGACGGGCCCGCCTGTTCGCCGAGCACGCGCGTCTCGACCTGCACGGCGTTCTGTTTCAGGTAGTCGAGGACTTCCTGCTTCGTGTACGTCTTGCCGTCCTCGAGGTCCTCGACTCTGGTGAGCGCGTACTCGTCGCGATTGATGCCGACCTTCGCGTTCTTGATCGTCGCCTTCCACTGGGCGCCGCTCGCCTTCGCTTGTTGGGAGGTTTCGACCGCGCGCTGCAGGCGGGAATAGAACGGGGCGCCGGTCTGTTCGTCGACCGCGTCTAGGAGCGATTGGAAGAAGGTGCCGAGGTTGCTGCTGCCGGGGATGCGGGCAGGCTCGGCGCGGGCTTCGCGCTCGAGCGTGGGCGTTAGATGGACGGCTCCGTGGTGGGGGGCTTTGGCGTAGCGGGCGAGGAAGGCTTCTCGTTCCGCTGGAGCAAAGCCTCGACCAACTGCTTGTCCTGCTGGCCCTGCGCCGGGCTCCGCGGCTTCCGCTGCAGGAACTGCTCGTCCGCTAACTCCTGCGCGGTCATCGGCGCGACCGGTTGACTGAGTAACTCTTGCAAGCGTGGCGTTGATTTCATCGTCGCTAATCCCCTTGGAACGGGCGAGCGCGCTTGCCGCGTTCGCATAGTCTGGTGCCTCGGAATCTTCGTAGCCTTGCGCGACCTCATTCTCCGAGGTGCCGGCATCGTACAGCCGCTTCTCCGCATACCAGAGCAGCGCCTGTAAATCCGCCGTCGTCATTCCAGTGTAGCCGAGATGCTGGAGCTCGGCGAGGACGTCGCTAAATACTGCGCGGATCTGTGAACGCTCGACTGGATTGGCCGGTGCCTCCTTTTGTCCGTCGAGATGCGCGCCGAGCATGTTGCCGTGACGCCGGACGGCATCGCCCCATGACGTGCCGGCCATGACGGCGCGCACGTTCGGATCGGCGCTGGCCTTCCGAATGGCATGTCCGAGCGCATCGATGTCCTTCGGCTTCCGCACCGTGGCGAGATTGATCCCGACCGCCTCGCCGAAGACACGCGCCTGCGCTGGGGCGCGCGCGAGTAACTGGCGCACACTGTCCCGTAACTCGCCGCGCTTCTTGCGGACGAGCGCCTCGTTGTCGAACAGCAGCGTCCCAGTCCAGCGCCCCCAGGTCCGCATCAGCCAGCGGTCCATCGTCAGCGCATCAAAGAAGCCATTGAGGTTCGAGAAGAACCCGTTGCCGATCTTCGGCCCGATGACGGCCGCGCCGCGCACTACCGCGCTCGCCGCCTCGCCGTTCACATCCTCGCCGAGCCGCCGGAGTTCGCTGACCGTGAACTCACTGAGCATGAACTTGCGGAACGTATCGAGGCCCCATTGCTGCACGCGCTCGTTGAAGAGTTCAGCCGCCTGACGGATCTGCTGACGGGCCGCCCCGATGCCGAGGTTCGAGGGCATTTGGCCCGTCTTGCGGTAGACCTCGTAGGCCGCATCCGCGATCTGGAAGTTCTGATTGACGGGCAGACCGTTGGAATGAATCGCCAGCGCGTAGGTGAAGGCGAAGCGCGCGTTCTCATCGTGCTCGAGTTCGGGATGAATCAGCGCGGCGACGGCGAGCGCCTGCTGCGTCTTCTCGTCGTACCAGCCGACGGCGTTCGGATTCGAGCCGAGGCTGGTGAGCACATCGCGCAGCGCGATGCCGACGAGGTAGGCGTGCCCTTCAGGCGTGCTCGGATCGACACTTGCGCCGGCCTCCTTGGCGGCCTGCCGCACCAGTTCCTGCATGTGGACTTTGAGATCACGCCGCTTCGGGAAGTTGCCCTCGCGGGCGACGGGCAACATCGCATCCAGTGCGGCCACGTTCTCGACGGCCGTCGCCGCATCGGCCATCTGGAACAGCGTGCCCTGGTCCGGCGTCGTCGGCTTCGCCGGCGGCGGCGTGAGCGCGAACTGCGCCTCGGCGACTTGTGGCGTGGCGATCTCTTGCTCGCGGACCGGCTCGGCCCCCGGCAACCGAGGTTGCACTTCGCCGGTCGGGAGCACGTCCTCGGCTGCTGGCGGCGTTACGCCCTCGAACGTGACGGACTTGGGATCGAACGCGATGATCTCAGTGCCGAGGCGGCGCTCGAAGACGAGCCCGTCGTAGCCGTTCTCGCGCGCGAGTTGGCCGAGGGCCTGGTTCTCTGAGCCGTCGTGCTGCTTGACGAGTTCATCGAACCGCGCGAGTTGGTCCGGCATCTGCTTGGCGACGATGTCGCGCCGGTCGAGCTGGCGCATGAGGTCGCCGCCGTATCGGCCGCCGACTGGGCGCATGTCCTCGACGACCAGCGCGTTCTGGAGCCTGACTTGCGCCGGCAGCGCTGTCGTCTCGATCTCGCCCGACGCCTCGCGCGTGCGAAGTTGCTCCCGCCAGAAGCTGGCCGCATCGCTGGAACGGTCGGCGAGATAGATCCCAGGGCCGTAGGTATCGCCGCCAAGGCCGCCGCCACGCGCGACATCGAAGCCCGTCGCACGAATGCCGGCCAGCCCGCCCGGCGTCGTGATGTGAACGGCGGCCGTTTCGTAAGGTTCGCCCTCGCCCGTTTTCGGCGCGCGGGGCGGCTCGAGCATGGCCGCGCGCGCCTCGGCCTCTGTCGCGTAGCTCTGGCGGCCCCATTCGCCCCGAGCGTTGACGACGTGCCAGCGCTGGTCACCGTAGATGTTCTGTTGGACGGTCTGGCCGCGGCGCAATGATGGTTGTTTGCGCGGCCGGCGCTGCTCGAGCATGCCCTCTGGCGCTGCGGCGGCGAGCTCGGCGGCCGCCGGCTGACGCTGCCAGGAGTCCTCCCACCACGTCTCGTCCGGCCACATCTGCAGGTCGGCCGCATACTCGGCGGTGCTGGGAAACGTGCCGCCCTCGTCCTCGAGCGGATGCCGGATGGCATCGTCGATCGCGTCGATCAGGTGGTTGATGTTCTGCAGGCCGGCGAAGCGCGGGTCCTGCCGGAGCAGTTCCAGCATGCCGTCGAGGCTATGGCCCGTCTGGCGCACGCCACGCGCGTCCTGCGTGGTCTTCTGGAACACGCCACGCACACCCTGCACGCGACCGAAGGTCTGCCCCTCCTTCAGCCACTTCAGTTCGCCAGGGAACGTAGGATCGTCGCCGATGCCGCCGAGCTTCGCGACCGCCTCAAGCAGGCCGCGCGGCGTGGGCACGTCATCGCCACGCACCGCGGCTTCGCGCTCTTCAAGCGCGTTTATTCGGTAGTCGAATTCGGCGCGGAGGGCGGCGGGGTCGACGGTGGGGTCGAGTTCGCGGGCGTAGCCGAGGAGTTCATCAAAGACTGCATCCAGGTGTTGACTCTTGCGTCGTTCGCGGCCCGCAGGCGTTTCGCGTTCTCGCGGGCGGCTTGGCGGAACGCCGCTCTCACGGGAGATCCGGAGGCGATCAGTTGGTCGACTCGCCGGAGGTCGAGGGGCATACTGGGCCTTTCGTTCGGCTTTAGCCGCTTGAAGGATCGCATCGGCTTCGGCAAACGTGTTGCCGTGCGATCCGCTGAGCGACACCTCGAAGGTGTCGCCGTTCTCTTTCGTGAATTCGCGAGGCGTGAAGAGTTGCTCGGCGCGAAGCCGAATCGCCTCTTTGAATTCATGCGGAGCGAAGACGACGAACTCATCGCCGCCCCGACGGAAGACGCGCGCGCCATACCCAAACTCAGTAGCCGCCTGCTTGACGGCGTCCGCGCCCGCTTTGATTATCGCATCGCCGGCTTCCTGGCCGCCGCCGAGATTCTGTGCAACTTTGTTGACGGCGCCGAAATTATTGCCGTCGAACACGATCACGGCCATGTTCGGATCGGCCTCGACGGACTTGAGCGCGGCATCGTAGGCGCGGCGACTACCTAAGCCGGTGAGCGGATCGGTCATCGCGCGCCGTTCTTCTTTGCGCCGTTCGCCGCGTTCCTGCGCGGTTTCGCGTTCGGCGGCCGCGCGCGCGGCTTCGGCCTGTTCGGCGCGCGCGCGGATGGCGGCGACATACGCTTCGACCTCTGGCGACAGACCGGTCGGCGCCGGCGGGATCGTTTCCGCCGCAGGCGGCGCTTCGGCGGCGACGGTTTCGCCCACCGGCGCGCCAGGCTCGATCGTGGGTGTCGGCGGCAGCATCTCGCGCGTCGTGAGTTCGTTGCGTGCGGCCTCGGCCTGCACTGGGTCCGAACTCGAGGCGACCTCACGCAGGCGCTCGATGGATTCATCCTTCATCGACGTCGCGACTTGCGCGCCGGCGATGTCGGTGCCTTGCGCCTGCATGACTTTCAGCGCGGCCTCGGCGGCCGCGGCGACCTGCTTGTCCGGATGCTTCGCGAGGTCTTGGAGGTGGTCGGTGCGCCCTTCCGCAGCGGCTGTCCGCACGCGTTCGAGCGCCTCGCGGAGCTCCGGCGCCTGGAGGTCGGGCCGCTCGATGCGGAGGCCGTAGCGCGCGAAGAGGTCCGCGGCATTGACCTTCTCGCGCGCGGCCAAGCGCGTGAACACGCGCAAGAAGAAGCGCGACTGAAAGTCGGCCACTTCGGGCGTGTAGCCACTCGCCTCGAGTTGGTCCCGAATCGCGAGCCGCACCGGTTCGTTCTTGTCGGCGTCGGCGGTCTTGGTGCCGGCCGCGGCCGCTTCGGTCATCGCCTCGCGACTCGCCAGACGCTCGCGACGGTTCTGCTCGCTGGGGTCGAGCCGGAACTCATTCGAGAAGAACGCATTCGCGACCGGGTCCGAGGCGATCTTGGTCACGTACGCGCCGATCGGAATCGGGAGGTCTTGCCCTTGATCGACGGCGCGGTCATACGCCGTCGGGTCGCCGGTGAGTTCGGTCGCTTTCGCGCGCGGGTCGATGCCTTGTTCTTGATAGAACGTCGTGAACGTCTCGGTCGGCGCGTAGACGTGCGTCACGCCAGTGGCGATGCCGGCCTGCGTCATCAGCGCATCGACGGAGGCGGGGTCCCGCTTCAGCGTGTTGGAGTTCTGCGCGTCGGCGCCGAGCCGATCGAAAACCGCCTTCGCGGCGTGCCCGCCGATGCTCGACGTGCCGATCATGACAATCGTGCTGATCGCCGTTGCGACCGCGCGTTCGGGCCGTGCCCAGAGGTAGTCAGCGAACGTCTTGTCTTTGTTCGACGGGAGCTCGCCCCACTCCACTAGGTCCTGCAACAGGGTCGCGATCTCCTCGCCCGGTAGCTCGGTCGCGAGTTGGTGGACGATCAGTTTCCGCAGCGGCGCGTTGTGCGTGAGGTCCTCGACGAAGTAGTGCATCGGCAGGCCTTCGGTCGCGACCTCGATCGTCCCTTGCAGACCGCCGAACGCCGCCGCCTCGTAGACGTCGAGGCCTTCTTTGCGCGCCTGCCGGTACGCCCCGCCCGTGCTCGAGGCGCCCATCAGGCCGAGGCCGAGCTCCGGGTTGGCCGTGAGGACGCCGGCGACCATGCCTGGGAGGTTCGCGCCGACGGATTCAAAGCCGCTGTAGACCTGTTGCTCGACGTAGCCGTACTTCGCCGGCGGCGGGCCGAGCGCTTGCGCGACTCGTTCGCCACGTTCCGCCTCGCGCTTGGCGAGCTCGCCGATGGTCGTTTTCTGCGGCGCTGCTGGCGGCGCCCAGCCTTGAAACGCGATCGACGGGAAGGACCGAATGTGCGCGAACACATCGCCGATGTCGCGGCGCGCCTCGCTGTAGACGTCCGCCAGCATTTGCACGGCGCCGGCGATGTTGCCGTAGCCGCCGCCGATGAGGCCGGCGCCGGTCGACCGCGCGATGTTCGCCGGCACGCGGAGGGCCGCCGGCTCTTTCATCGGGTCGGGTTGATCGTAGACACCGGCCGCATACTGACGATGGAGCCGCTCAGCGTATGCGTCTGAGGCGGCGGCGGTGCGGAAGATGCCGAGGTGTTGGCCCGTCTTCCGATACTCGTCGACCGCCTGCTGCTGGACGACTTGCGGATCACCGACGAAGTGCCGGCCGTCCGGTGTGACTGTCGGCAACAGCACTTCCTTCCCATCGAGCTCGACACCGATGCTGTCGACGGTGCTGATGCTGCCATCGGCGTTGCGGACGCGCGGTTGCGCGAAGAGGTCGATGTTGCCGGGCGTGATCAAGTCGGCGGTTGGCGTGCTCTGACTCGCGGCCGCCGATACCATTTGCGCGGTCAGGTCGCTGAGCGGCAGTTGCCCCAGCAAGCGCGACAAGCGCTGCGCCTCCGGTGACGGCTTCGTCGCCTTGCTGCCGAGCGTGAGGCTCCGCTCCATGCCGGCGAGCGTGGGCACATCATCGTGCGCGACGGCGGCATTCGTCGGATTCCCGAGCCAGTCGGCGAGGGTGCGCGTGTCCTTGGCATCGCGGTGGGCCTGGTCGCTGTCGACTTGGCGCCGGAAGGTATCGTAGCGGCGCGTGACGAGGCCTTCCGGCGCGCCTGTCTCGCGCGAGATTTTCAGAATGGCTGCGGCGTGGTCCGGCGAGACGTTGCCGCCGACGTTGAAGGACGTCTTGAGCGCCGCTTCTTCGGCCGCCCGGATTTGGAATGCCCCCTCGAGAAACGGGTTCTGTTTCTTCTCCTCGTCGGTGAGTTGCTCGAGTTGCTCGTCGAAAGGATTGCCGGCCATCGTTACTCCGGCGCCACGTACTTAAAGCCTCTACCCTTGCCCTGGCTCCGCTTCGTGTAGATGTACTGCCGTAAGAGACGCTGTTCAAACTGCGGATTGATCTTGCCATCGGCGGTGCGCTCGGCGACCGTGGGGAAGGCGCGCCGCACCGCCTCAAACAGTTGGCGGCGTTCGTCCTGCGGGATGTCGTCGATCGTGAGTTTGCTGATCGGTTTCGTGACGTCGCCGCCGCCGAAGTAGTTCCACACGCCACCGGGCTTGAGGATGACACTCTGCCAGATGTCGTCGAGGATCTCCTGCTTCCGCGAGCTCGGGATGGGTTTGCCGGCGCTTTGCTCGAGGTCGACTTGTAAATCCCACTGGCGGTGAATGAGTCTGGCGCCATCGCTGTCGACGTCGAGGCCGGCGTCGAGCATCGTGTTCTTGAACATGTCCTCATTCGAGCGGATGCCGGCGACGACGTTCGGCGCCTTATTGGTCGCCTGCCGCATGTTGGTTTGAAGCTCGATCATCTCCATCATTTCGTGCTTTGGGAGTAAGTGACTGAGGCTCGGGAGCGTGGTATCCATGAAGGCTTGGCGTTGTTTCGGATCGTCACTGCTCGCCATCGTCTTGAGCGTGTAGTACGCGCCGAGGTTGAGCGTCGGTTCGTTGCCTTGCTGCAGTGACTGCGCGAACGAGCGGATGTTCGGCATGTGCTTGCCAAGCGCTGCCTCCTCCCACGGTTTGATGGAGGTCAGATCACCGCCATTGCGATAGAGCCGTGTGTTGATCTCGTTGAGCAGGTTTTCTTCGCGTTGATTCTCCGCGCGGTCCTTGAGTGCCTGTTGATGCTCGAGTTGCGCGTTGACCTTGTCGCGGAGTTCACCTTTGTGCTTCTCGCCGGCGAGCTCTTTCGCGCGCTCCTGTTGTTTGGCGAGCGTATCGAGGCTCGGGTCCGCGAGGATCTTGTCGGCCATCCGCTGCGCCTCGACGTTGACGTTGCCGATCTGCACTTTTTTCTCGAGGTCATCGAGTTTGTCGCCTCGGATCTGGCCGAGTTCTTTGTACTTTTTGAAATAGACTTCGGCCTCATCGTACTTGTCGTTCTCCTGCAGGCGATTGATCACACCCTCATGTACGGCGGTCTGCGTATCAAGCTTCATCGCATCGATCTGCACTTGCGGGAGGCCGAGTTGGGCGCCGGCGATGTCGATGGTGTTGAGGGCGCGGTCGAGTTCAGCTTTGGAGCGCTCGGGATCGAGCCCGTACGCGATTGCGAGGTTGGACGCGTTACCGACGTTGGCCTTCACCGTCTCCGTTTTGTACTTCTGAATTTCTCCAGAGACGTGCCGCTGCACCGTCATGTCGAGGCCCATGCCCCGTTGCAATCGGACTTTCTGAAACGCGAGCCGTTGGCGGTCGGTCGAGAGGCCGCTGGCGATCTCGTCGGCGAACTGGTTGTACTCCTCGTTCACCTGTTCGGGGAGGCCGAGCGCGTTTTTGCCTTGTTGCGAGAGGGCGCCCCCATCGCCGAAGAGTCGCGTGTTTTCCCAGCGACCGAGTGCCGTCTCGGCTTCCATGACGGCGATCTGATCGGCCTCGTTGATCTCCTTCTGCCGCGTCTGCTGGTACTCGCTGAAGGCCGTCTGCGCGAGTTGCCCGCCGACTTGCGCGAGCGCCTGGCCCGTGCCGATCTTCGCCCGCTCGACGCCGACGCCGGCCGCCTCCTCGGTGAGTGCGGCCTGCTTGCGGACGCCAGGCAGCGCTTCGGTGAGAACTTGGCGTGGACCGTAGGTACGAACCGTCGGCATGGTCTAGCCCCGCGCGACAGGTCCCGTGTTGCCCGCGGCCCAATACGCCTGTTGTCGCGCCGTTTGGTCGCGTTCGTTGAACCCGTACCTCGTCGCCAATAGCGAACTGGTCCCGCCAAGCACCGTGCCGGCCGCGCCGATGTAGGCGCCCTTTGCCGCCTCGCGGCCGGCGGCCGCCGCCATCTCGCCGCCCTGACGCTGAATCTCGGCGCGCCGCCGCAAGTCTTCCGCTTCCACTTTGTAGCCCCAAGCCTCGCGCGCCGCGTTGTTCCGGATCGTCAGCGCGTCGAGTTCGCCGAGGAACGCCGCATCGGCCTGCACGTCGGCCGCCGAGCCGTAGCCCACGTCGACGTTCGCGCCCGCGAAGCCGGCGCGCTGCGAGCCAATCAGGCCGCGCACCTGGTCGCGGAACCGCGATTCTTTCTCGCCGCCACGCTCGAGCGCGTCCTTTGCCTGGAGCTCGGCGACCTGCGCGTTGTAGTCGCTCAGTTGCGCTTCGCTCTCGGCGACCTGTTGCTGCGCCTCGCCGGCGCGCTTCGCTGCGCGCCCCGCGCGCACCTGGCCGTAGGTCGAGGTCGCCATCGAGGCGATCCCCATCACCAGCATGGCCGTCGTAAATGCCATCGCCCCTACCCTCCGAGCTCCACGTTCGGGATCACGCCGAGAATGGTCAACGGCAGCGGATCACTGTGGCGAATGACGAAGCGGCCGTGATGCGTGAAGACGGCCGTGATGTTGAACTCGAGGTCGTCGCTCACGCTCGCGCTCGTCGGGTCATACGGCGCAGGCAAGTAACTCGAGAGGTGCGCGAGGTCCGGTCCCGCCTGAAAACTGCGCGCACTCTTATCGACGATCACACTCACGCTGCCGAGCCGTTTCCACTTGTCGCGGATCGCCTGCCCCTGCACGTCGAGGTTCAGCGTCTCAAGATCCGCGAAGCGGATCGCGAGCCCGACATGCACATCCGAGTAACTGCCGCCGAGACTCACACTGCCGCCGCTGACCGTGAACGACGCCGCGTTCGCGCCGGCGGGATCACCGTTGTAGACGACGGTGCCATCGCCGACCACGGCGACCACTTGTCCGTTGAGATGCCCGAGCCCACTCACGCTTGAGACGGGCGCGCCGTGATAGCTCAGGCCGCAGTCGACGAAGAACACGTCCTGGTTCCAGTTGAAGATCGTGCGGTCCTCGAGCGCCTCGATGTAGCGCACGGTGCCGCCGCCGATCGTGCGCTTGACCAGGAAGTACGGGACGTCGCGCCCGAGCTCCGGCACGACGCACACGTCCTCGAAGTGCGCCGCGGCCGCGCTGTCGTGGCGGTGCCAGCCCCAGACATCCGCCTCGGGAATGTAGGTGAGCCCGAGCAGCACGCCGTCGCTGCGACAGGCCCAGATGATCGAGTCGGGTGTCTGCTGGTAGTCGAGGTCCACGATCGTGTGCCCCTCGAAGAGGTGCGCCGCAAACAACGTGAGGTCGCGGCCAGCGAGGCCTTCGACCTGTTGGTCGAACCGGATCTCGCGCAGCACGTTGCCATGCAGTTGCGGATAGATCACGCTGTTGCCGATGATGACCGGCGCCACTTTCGGATGCGACCCGACGTAGGTGTTCTGGTCGGCCTGGATCGCGTCCGGCTTGATGATGCCGCCGTTGTCACCGACGACGCTCCACTCGCCGGCCGTCGTCATCAGGATTAAGCCGGCCTTCAGCGTGAGCAGGAACCACACCGCATGGTGGTTGTTGCCGGCCACTTTGAAGTTGACACTGTCGTCGTCCTGCAGCGGCGTCGAGATGCTGAAGTTGCTCGGATAGCCGATGCGTGATCCCCACACCGCATCGGGTTGGTGATCGGTGTTGCCGAAGTAGCGCCGCTGCTGATGCGTGGCCGAGCAGTCCGGATAATCGTTCACGTCCTCGAACGGGGTCTGCGCCTGCGGGGGGGTGAGCATCATGTCGGGCACCAACAGCGTGTCGTAAAAGGCGTTCGTCGTCGTGCTGCCGACGTAGCCGTAGATGCCGTTGCCCGTCGGGTCGCGGTAGACGTTGTACTCGGCGGCGCCCGTGACCGCGTCCCAGCCCAGGACAATCGGTTCATGCTCGGTGGGCGGGTCGGTGAACGTCACATCAATCGGCGTCGAGGGGTTGCTCTCCTCGTTGGTTGCCTCATCGATCGTGGTCACCACGTAGTGATAGGTGAGCGTGCCTACGGGCCCTGAGGCGCCGCTGAACCCACTGGTCGGCGCGCTGACCTGCGGGAGCGTCGTGATGTCGTGCAAGACCCAGCGCGTGAGGCTGTAGCAAATGAGTTCGCGCGGGTGCTGATTGCGTTCGGTGATCGTGATGACGTTACCGCTCTGGCTCCACTTGAACATCGGCGTCACGCCGCCGTAGGGCGTGGGGAGCTCGTAGAGCAAGCCCGTGAGGGCAAACCAGTACGACTCGTTCGGCGGCGCGTTCCCCGTCGTCATCGTGTGGCAGTAGTAGTTCACGCCGCCACTTGAGACGAGGTCGCCCGGCACGTACGCCGTCGCCCCGTTGTAGGCGGCCGCCGGCCCGCTGAGACTGAGCGCGGCGCCGTTCAGATAAAAGCGGAAGTAGCCCGTGCCGGCCTCGATGAGTACCGACTGGCCGGGCTCGCTCGAGATGTAGCGCATGAGGAGCTTGCCCGGATCGTTGTCCTTGGCAGCGGCAACGAAGCGTGTCCCTGGTCGGTTACTGACGCCGCCCTCGCGGCGCACCAGAAAGTTGCGACACGTCCGCAGCCCCATGGTGTACTTCGCGAGATCCGCGCGCATGGTGAGCGCCGGCGCGAGCTCGCCGCCGGCGAACGAGCGTTGCAGGATGCTCTCGGGCATCTAGTTGCGCCCCAGAATCCACGGGGCGTCCGGTTCGTCGAGGTCCGGCTGCTGCTCGCGCGCGTTGATCGCTTTGGCCTTCGCGATGGTCGCCGCGTAGTTCGCGGCGGCATCAAGCGCGAGTTGCCGGCGCAGTTGCACGCCGGTCGGCTTCGGCGTCCGCTGCTCGCGCGCGTCATCGGGCCCGCGGCCGAATTGCTCAGGCGGATACTCCGGCGTAACTTGCGCGACCGACGGCGCGAGCGTGGCCGCGAGTTTCCACGACAGCGCTTCGCGGAAGAGTTGATCGCCGAGCGCGACGATGCCGTCGAGGCGCGCGGTGTACTCGAGCGCCGCGTCCTGTTCGTCGGTGAAGAGCACTTGCGCGCGCGTCGTGCCGTCCTGACCGATGCGGAACTTCGGCGGCTGCTCTTCCCACGTTCGCCTGGCGCCGCTCGTCAGTCGCCGCGCGAACACGCAATCGGTCGGCAACGCATACGCATAGGTCCAGTCGGGATTGACCGGCGCCGCTGGAGTGCCACTCAACAGGGTGAGGGGATCGACGTAGGCGGTCGCAAACGCCCACGGGAAGTCGCGCAGTGTCGCGACGAGCTCCTCCTCGAAGACGAGACGGGCCGCGGTCGCCTCGCGGTTCTGCTCGGCCAGACTCCGAATCGTGTGCGCCCCGATCCGGACCAGCGCGAGATTCACAACCGCGAGGTTCGCAGCCTGCGCGGCGGCGCTCTGATCCAGCGCACCGGCCGCCGCAGGGTTGCCGGGGTTGCCCGGCCGCAGGATCTGCTGCGCCTTCAGCAGCACGCGCTCGTACATCTGTAGCGCGTTCTCGGTCTTGCCTTCCATGCGCGAGAGGGCCGGCGCGAGACTCGCGGCAAAGCGCCACATCAGCGCTTCGCGGAAGAGCGCGTCGCCCTGGCTCGCGGGGCAGAACACGCGCGCGGTGTACTCAAGGACCGCGTTCGCGACGTTGGAGTAGATCAGGCCGCCGCCGGCGGCATCGCTCCCGAGCGCGAACGGCGGCGGCGTCGGATCGATCGCGGTCCCGCGGTCGAGGACAATCCGCCGCTCGTAGACGCAATTCGCCGGGCGCTGGTAGGTGTAGATCCAATCCTGATTCGTCGGCGCGGCCGGACTCCCGCTGACGAGAGCGAGCGCGGCGTACTTCGTGGCGAACGGCCAGGCAAAGTCGCGCAGGGTCGCGTCCACGTCATCGTCCACGATGAGGCGCGCGCTGGTCGCCTCGATCGTCAACTCGGCGGCGAGGTCGCCGATCTGCTTACTGACGCCGATCCGCGACAGGGCCTGATTCATCAGCGACTGCGTCGACCCGACGCACCCTGCGCCGGTGTTATTCCCAGGCGGCTCCGGCGGTCCCGCGCCGCCGCCGCCACTTGGCGGCTCGGTGCCTGGGGCGCCTGGCGGCTCGCCGGTGATCGGCGGCCACGGGCCGTTCGCCGGCGGATAGAACTCCCCGTTGATGAACTCGCCGTTCACGCCCCAGCCGTTGTTGCCGGCCGTCGCGCTGCCCATCAGGACCAGATAGTTGTAGCGGATCGCGTTCGTGTTCAGCGCACTGCCGACGGTGATCGAATCGATGCCGCCGCCGGTGATGCCGTTCGCGGTGTCGGTGCCGGCGTAGTTCGCGCTGTTCGTGCTGGTGTGCGAGGGATCGCGCCAGAACCCCGTGGCAACCGCCTCGGTGAAGAAAATCGCGAACACGGGCCGCAGGCCGCTCGGCGTGAGGCCGATCGTGCGCGAGCCCGAGCCGTCGCCCGTGTAGCCGCCGATCTGCACCGTGCCTGGCTGCCCCGGATCGCCGTTGCCGTCACTGTGGCGCCAGAGACTGAACGCGTTGTTGTACGACGAGCCCGCGTGCACGCCGGCCTTGCTGGTGACGATCCCCGCCGCAAAACTCAGGCTGTTCGTGATCGCGTTGCCCACGTCGAAGGCCGACATCGCATCGCTCTGGCTGTTGGGTCCGCGCGCATACAGCGGGCGCGCGGGGCCGGCGCCGGCCTCTTCCATCTGCAGGAACGCGAACTCGGTCAGCCAGTCGGCGTTCACGAGCTTGTTGTCGTAGGTGCCCTCGGCGTTGCGATGCACGCACGACATGTTCAGCATGTAGCGCGAGCCAGGGTCGCAGACGGCGATGTACTGGTAGGTGATCCCGATCGCGTTGTTGCTCGGATCGTTGCCGGCGAGACGCAGAAGGTAGCTTTGCTGCTGCCCTTCGCCGCTCGCGCCGACGTAGGTCGCATCCTCGATGCCGAGCGGGACCTGCGACGACACCGCCGTGCTGTGGTCCTTGTGCGCGCCGAGCATCCCCGTCCACCACGTATAGACGCCCACCGTGCCGCCGCCCGTGCGGCGAATCCAGAGCCAGTTGACCGGCGCGCGGAACTCGAGATCCTGGCCGGTATTGTTGCCGACATACGTGCCGCACTTGACGATGAACGGCGACAGCGGCGGCGCTTCCCCACCTTGCGCCCACGGCGACAGCGGGTAGGACCAGTTGTGTTGCCCCACCCACACCGGTTCGACGTAGGCGTCATAGATCGCCCGCGCTTCGGGCGTCAGCGCGTAGAGGTCACACTTCGCCCACGTCCCGACGAGTTCGGCCTCGCCCGAGAGACAGTGCGTACTCGAGGCGTTCGCGTCGGTCCCTTTGGTGCGCCGGAGTTCGATCGGAGTGTAGTCGGGCGGATCGACGGCCACCGTCGGCGGGTTCATCAATGCGCTGTTGCCGGTCAGTGCGTTCGACTCGGTCATCGTCTTCATGCTGGTGACGCCCGCCGCTCTCGCCCCGACCTGCCCGTTCGCCGCCGCAAAGGTTTTCACGCCGCCCGCGGCAGCGAGCAGCGCCGCGCACCCGAACTTGCCCGTGTCCGCATCGACTTGAATCGCATCATCGGTGTCGACCGCCAGCAGGGCGCCGGAGGTGCTGCTCGAGAGCGCGTACATCGGCGCGCCCAGCGTCATCATGGACTGCAGGAGCACGCGAAAATCGCCAGGCCACGCCCCGGCGTTGTGGTTGGTGGAGAAGCCCTTCGGATGCAACCGCACGATCTTGGAGCCGGCATAGCCGTCTTTGCCGGTCGGCCCGAAGTACGCCACCGGCGGGGTGCCGTTGCCGGGGTCGGCGTTGATCCAGTCATCGACATCGAGTTCGAGGAGGTCCGTCCCAAGACTCGGCGATACAAACTCGCTGTCGGTGTGCGCGTTGGTCGCTAACCCAGGCACGTTGGGCCCGACCGAGAACACGGGGTTGCCATCCACGAAGATGCTGAGGAGGTTCGTATTGCTGGCGGGCGCCGCGCCATCGTAGCGGATGAACACATCGAACTTCCGCCACGCGTGGGGATTGGTGACTGGGTCCCACTCGGTCATCCGCACGACCGTGCCGAGCGTGACGGTGGTCGACCCATCGTAGCCGTAGGCCACGACGTCGCCGGCGGGCGTCATCCCCAGCTGCACTCTCGGCGTCGTCGACGGCGTCCCGCGTGTTTGCCAGAAGACAGGGTTCGTCGTGGTCGGTTTCCGCCGCAGCCGCAGATAGAAGCGTTCCCAACTCTGCTGCGGGGCCGTGCCGCCGTAATACGTGGTGGTGATGTTCACCGTGCCTGAGTTCTGTCGGATCGCGAAGCCGAGCCCGCCCACATGGCGCGCGGCATCCGGCGACAGTCGAACGAGGTCGCCCTTCCGCATCGCGGCGAGCTCGAAGCCGCAGATCCACCGGCGATTGCGAATCGGCCCGTAGGCCGTGCTCGTGCCGCCGTCGGGATGATCCGGATCGGTGCCGACGACAAACTGCGCGAGCCAGCGGTACTCGATCACCGTGCCGCCGAAAATCCAGAACCCGCCGCTCTTGATCTGAAATACCGCCTGATCGAGCGGGAACGCGTTGCCTTTGTCGTCGGCCTTCCACGGCGACCAACTGTAGTTCCCGCCGACCTTCGGATCGGTGTAGCCCTTCCACGGCGCGTTGTGCCGTGTGGCGAGCGCGTTCGGCGAATCGATGTAGCCAAGAATCGGCGGCGTGACGCCAGGCAGGTTGTGGTCCTTACACCACTGCTGCCAGTACTTGACCTCGTTGGGATCTTTCAGCACCACGTAGACGTTGAGGTACACGACACGATCGGGTACGGACGACTTCGGCGCAGCGGTCGCCATTACGTCACCGCCCAGGACAACAGCGTGGCGAGGCCCTCATACGTTGCGTTCTCCACATCGACGCCCCAGAGAATCTGATCCGCCGTCAGGTAATCGGTGCGCCCGACCGTGTGCACTAACTGCCAGTGCGTGCCGTCCGCCGAGATCCAACACTTGCGGTTCGTGCCGTCATCGCTGATCCGGAGCCAGAAGGGGGCCGTCGAGAGGCGCGTGGGCAGGGCCGACACATAGCTTGCTGAGAACGACCCTGCGGCCGCGGTGTACTTGTGGACGCCGAGATGCATGCCGTAGGAGGCCGTGCTGGTGTTGCATTGCGGCCCAAACGTGACGAGCTTGCCGTCGGAGGATTGCCGCCAGCCGATCGCCACTTGGTGAAAATTCGCCATCAGGGCTGACATCCGCAACACCGTCGTCAGCGTGTAGGGCGTGGCTGGGGCCGCCAGCGTTTGCAGGCGCCAGTTGGTGGAGGCCCCCACCGGCGCGGTCATCGTGTAGCCCGTGGTCAGCGTGTCGATCGCCGCCGTGCCTTGGTTGATCCACGCAAACGAGCCGAGCGACGGCAGCGCGTAGCTCGCCGTGCCGACGGCGGCGGCGACGAATGCCGTCGTCGCGAGCTTGGTCGAGTTGTCGCCCGTCGTCTGCGTGGGCGCACTCGGCGTGCCGGTCAGCGCGGCTGACGCGAGCGGCGCTTTCAGCGCGAGGTCACTAACGAGGCTCGCGACGGCGCTCTGCGGCAACGAGCCCGTCACATCAGCCGCGAGATCGACGGCGCCCCACGTCGGGTCGCCACTCGCATTGCCGTGCAACAGCGTGGTTGCCGTGCCGAGCGAGCTCAGGACTTGGAGATCATCCGATGCGTTGCCGACCACGACCGCGTGATCGGTCAGTGCGCCGACCGTGTGTGTGACCGTGCCGCCGGCGGCGGCGGGAGTCGCCCACGCTGGATCGACGCCGGCGCCGCCGCTCGTCAGTACCTGGCCGGCGGTGCCGAGCGCCGCGATCGGTTTCACATCCACCGTGCCGTTGCCGAGCAGCACGGCGTGCGCTGTCAAGGCGCCGCTGCTGTTGGTGAGCGCACCATCGGCGCCTGCCGGGCCGGTCGGGCCGGCAGGACCCGTCGCGCCCGTGGGACCCGTCGCCCCAGTGGGGCCGACCGGACCTGCGGGCCCGGTCGCACCGGTCGCGCCCGTCGCGCCGACACTTGGGCCCGCTTGCACGTAGACCGTATGGCCGCGTTCGGGTGGGCGACGGTAGGGCATGTCAGTAAATCGTGCGCCACGCGTAGCCGTCGGTGCCGCTCTTCGCGCACACGGCAATCGCGTCCTTCACACCGAGCGCGCCGAACGAGCTCCAGAACAGCCCGCGCGTGGTGACCGAGCACGTCGGTTGCGCGAGCGTCGTCGCGAGCACGCCAAACTGCAGACCGCCCGCGAACGTCGCGCCGTCGAGTGTGAAGATGCCGAGCGCGCTCGCGTTCGTACCTGCGGCCTTGAGAATCAGGTCCGGCGTGATCGTGACCTGCGCGATCGTCGGCGACGGATTGGTGCCGCCGGAGCGGGCCCACGCCGCATACCCGCGGCGCATGGAGACGAGCGCGGTACCGGACGTCCACGTTGTCGCGCGCACGCGGAGCGTCAGAAACCCGATGTTACTGAGCGTGTAGGACCCAGCCGCCGTCGTCGTGGCGCTCGCGCCGCCGGTCGAGACGTTCAGGAGTTGCACTAGGCGCCAGTTGGTGCCGTCGATCGTCGCCTCGAATTGCAGCGTGCCCACAAACGTGCCGGAGATGTCGAACCCATACGAGACAAGGTTGCCGGCAGGAAAGACGGCACACACGCCGGCCTGCGTGCATTCGGGGCCGCCACTCGCTTGTGGCGCGGGCAGGTTCGGTGGTTGTGCCCGGCCGGCGACCGGTGGACTGATCGGAATCGGGCCGGTCATTTGCGCCTCGAGCGGCACCGCGCTCGCGAACGCGAGAACGAGAACGGCTAACGTGCGTCCCATCGTGGAGCCTCCTCGAGAAAAACGGCGCGCGGTTCAATGGGGTCGCAGTCCGGTTCATCCCATCCTCGAGAGAGGGTGCCCTCGAGGTTCCCAGGCGGTGAACGCCGCAACGAGCTCGCCGCTGAACCGCGCGCGTGTCGACCTAATCGCCGAGGACGTTCATGCCCGGCCGCCGATGCGCGCCGAGGATCTCGTCGTGCTGCCGCCGGAGTTCGTCCCTGCCCGTGCTCGTATGTTCCGGCGTGTCGGCCGCCACGTCTTCCATGCACTTGGGATTGAAGTCGTCGTGCAGGACCGGCTTGCCCTTCGGGCCTGGGATCTCGTAGGGCTGACGGATGCGGAAGACGTCGCCCAGTCGCCGGCGTTTGTCGTCGTAGTAGGTCGGCGCCGTCGCCCGCACTTTGCGTGTTTGCGGCGGGAGCTCGACCTCGGTCGCGTCCGGCGCTGGCGAGAGCGACTCGTCGTCGCCCTCGCTGTAGGTCGGCGCCGCGTGTTTCGGATCGGCTTTGGTTTTCGCCATGACTCACACCACGTAGCTCTTCGCGTACGCCTTCGCCGTGATCGAGAAGAGGTCGCGATGCGTCAGCCACGACGTGAGCGTGGCGGTCGTGGTCCCGCCGGTGATCGTGACGCGGATGGCGAGGAACTCCTTCGTTGGCTTGCCTGGCGGAATCGGGACAAAGAGGAGCTTGCCGGCCGTGAGGTTCGCGGCCACATCGCTGACCGAGGCGATCACATCGGGCGACGTCATTGCCGCCGCGTCCGACTGAATCACATCGATCACCGGCGTCGAGCCGGCGCCGGCGGCGACGTCGAACGCCACGCCGAACCCCATGCCCTCGCCCGTGCCGATCTCGCGCTTCGGCGTGACGTTGCCCAGGTCGATCACGTTGGTCGAGACAGTCGCCGCGCCCGTGAAGGCCTGCGCGTCGGATACCAGTAACAGATTGTCGATAAACATGCGCGCCTCCTTTACGGCACCAGCGCTTCGCTGTTGAGCAGTTGATCCACGCGCTTGACCGGAATGTCGCCGAACATCAAGACGCGCTTGCCTTCGACGTTCTCGTAGGTGAGCCCGCCGCCCGTCGACACGTCCGCCCGCTCCTGCTTGCGGAGATAGCGCGCGACGTAGCGGTTCATGTAGAACGTTTTCTTCCCGAGGTTGTTCGGAATGATCTCGGTCGCCGCTTCCATGAAGTCGATCAGGTCCGGCGGCGTGGCGCCCGCGAGGTCGCTCACATCGATGTTGCAAATGCGAACGACGTAGCGCCAGTCCTTCAGCGCGATGCCGCTCTTCCACTGCCAGCGTTCCTGATACGCACGCATCCGCGAGCCGGGCAGGCCCGCCGTCATCTCGACGGTGACCTCGCCGAAGTCGTCGTGGATCAAGCCGGCCTTGCTGCCCTTCGGGAAAATGCCCGTGATCGTCTGGTCGCCCCACGCGATCAACCAGATACTGGTGTTGTCGGCGCCGGTCCCGCCGGCCTTGATGATGTTGTCCGCGTTCGCCGGCGAGCCGCTCGTCGTCGCGTAGCGTACCGACAAGCCGGTGAACTCTTCCGGCGCGAGCCCCGCGTTGCCGTAGAACAGCGTCTGGCAGAATTCCTGGTTCATCGACTCGATGAACGCTTTCGACTCCGAGAGGCGGAATGTGTTCACGTTGCCGTTGAGCATTGCGAGGTCTTTGTCCACTTCGCTCCACGCCTCGAGCATGCCGCACTGCTCGTCGATCTGCGCGGTGGTTGACTTGCTCGGCGTGATGCCCTGGTTGAGCAGACGCCACGCGACCGCCGGCAAGCCGGTGCGAACGGTGGTGCGGTGCCCGGTCGGGAGATTGCCTTCGACGAACGTCATGTCGTCGAGGACTTCGTTGGTTTGACTGAGGAGCTCGATGATGATCGGCACGTTGCCATCCGGACCGAGCCGCTTCGCCCAGTCCGCCATCGTGAGATTGCCGGTTCCAAGTGTTGCCATGCGTCACTCCAGTGGCGCTTACCCCCCGCTGACTCCGACCGTGGTCGGAAACAACGCGTCGGCGGGATTGGGTTTCTCAGGTGTGAGGCGGAAGCCGAGCGCCCCGGTCGTTTTGTCCTCGGCCATCATTCGCCCGATGTCGGCGAAGAGGGCGACGACAGGCTTGTAGTTGCCCCAGCCGGTCTTGACCAGTGCGCGGCGAATTTCATCGCCGGCCGGCGTGCCTCGCGGTCGGAGCCGATCGAGCGCGAGATTACAGAGACGCTCTGTCTCCATCAGATTCGCGCCGCCGTAGATCGGGTCCTTCTCGAGCTCAGCGCGGTAGTGCGCGCTCTGCGCCTGGAGCGCGGCCGCGTGTTCCTCGAGCACCTGTTGTGCGTCTTGGTTCGTCCAGTTGTTGGTGCGCGCGAACCGCTCGAACGCGGCGAGGTCGCCGCTATCGAGGTGCGCGCCCTCCGGCAGGCTCAGCGTGTACCGCTCAGGCGCCGTCGGGGGGGCGGCGGCTGCCGCCGGCGCCGGCGCGGAGGGTGGGGCGCTGCTGTCCGGAGTCTTGCTCGCATCCGGGGTCGCGTCCGGTTTGGGTGTGTCCGGCTTCGCGTCCGGCTTCAGGGCGCTTCCGCTGTCAGGCTTTGCGCCAGGTGTCTCGGCCATGCCTTACTCCTCGGTGATGCTGGGGGTCCGTTGCGCTTCGACGTCGACGTTCTGTCGGCGCTCGCGAGCTCGGGCCTCGCGGTGCATGAGTTCGTACGCCTGCTCGTCGGCCTCGAGCAACTTCCCCATGAGCCAATGGCCGATGTCTTGTTGGCCCGCGTTGTAGTGAATCGCCGCGCTCAGTTGCCAGATGGAGCGGAACACGCCGCACCGCGCGAGCACGTCCCAGTACATATGCCGGCCCTCGGCCGTGCGGAGCACGGATCGGAAGGCCTCGAGACTCGCGGCCTCGCGGCGGCGTACGACGCGGTTGCCGTAGCGCTGCTGCGAGCCGTCGGCGTAGTTCTCGACGAATGCGCGCTCGCTCATACGGGTGTCGCCTGTCCTGCGGGCGGTGCGACCCCGCCGCCGGCCGTCGCCGCATCGACCATCCGGTTCAGCGCGTTATCTCCACTCAGGTCCGCTTGGCTGGCGTCCTTCATCGCCTTCGCGCCGAGCGCCATCTGCTGCGCCTGCTGCGCCGCCGCCGCCTGCTGCTGGTCGGCCGCCATCGCCTGCTTGGCCTCGTCGCTCGGCACGATGATCCGCGGGTCGACACCCAGCATCTCGCCGTAGTTGTCGACGAGTTGGAACACGTCGAGTTTGTATTTCGCTTCGGGATACAACTGCGTGAGCGGCTGCACGGTCATCGAGAACCGGTCCTGGCCGACGACGGACACCAGCTTCTGCGCCTGCGCCATGATGCTCGTGTACTCGACCTTGAGTTGCTTGCCTTGGATCTGCGGCGGCGGGTCAGGGATAAAGCCGGCCTCGTCCATCATCGCGTAGACCCGATCGATCAGCGGCTCGAGGAGTTCGTCGTTTGTGCGCTCGAGCACTGGCCCGAGCGCGAGCAGTTTCTCTTCGTGCCGCTCCTCCACCTCGCGCGCCGTCAGCGGTTGCGCGCCGCGCATCTGGTCGCTGCGCGCGAGCATCAGGAACAGGTCCTCGTAGAACGCGCGCTGAATGCGGTACTGGACGCTCTGAATGTCGGCCGACATGTCGGCGAGATTGATGCGGAGGTCGTAGACCGAGCGCATGCCGGCCATGCCTTCGCGCACATCGACGTAGGTGATCTCGCCGGCGTGCAGGCCGGTCGTCTGCGTCTTCAGCACCGTCGGCGCCATCACCGGCGGGTCGACCATCTTGTTGATCGCCTTCGCCTTCATCGCCTGTTCGTGCTGCAACTGCTTCACGTCGGCGAGCGCCGTGATCCCTGGACTGTCGGTGCCGTAGGTGTCTTCGCCAGTGACGTCCCAGCGCGGCGCCATGATCGGAAACGTGCGGAAGCCGGACTCGCGCAGATACTTCTGCTCAGTGCTGCCCGTCTCGTAGTAGCAACTGCTGAACGGCAGGTACTTCGCGGCGAGTTTCTGCGGGTCCGCCTGTTCGTTCGGCGTGATGATCCAGGTGACGTCGACGGCGGCCTCGTACTGGCCGCGGTCCCAGAGGCTCTTGACCGTGGTGCTGAGCATCGACCAGTCGATGTCGCGCGAGGTGGGCCGGACGACGCCGAACTGCTCGACGACTTGGCGCACGGTGAGCTGGTACTCGCGCGCGAATGTCGTCACGAGGTTGCGCGCATCGAGCCCGAGCACGTAGCTGCCGACGGGGTATGCGTAACAGCGGAAGAGATCCTTCGTGTCGTCAACGACACTCATCGCGGCGGTGCCAAACACGCCCATGTCGCCGTAGACGATCGGCAGCGTGTTGTAGAGGTTCGTCTGCTGAAAGACCGTCAGCATGCGCTGCGTGACAACGTGCAGCCATTCCTTCACGGGCTGCTGCTCGGCGAGATCCTGGTTCGGCGTGGTCAGCCGCATCCACGGGCGCGCCGGCGAGGTGAGGCCGGCGTGCAAGCCCGACTGCAGCGTGCGAACCGAAAAGCGGGCGGTCGAGTCGAGAATCTTCTGGTCCTGCTTGCGGCCGGCGCTGCGGTTGCGGTCGCTTGGCTGGAACCGGTAGCGGCGCGGGAAAATCCAATCGCCGAGGTCGCGCCACAAGGGGTCGAACGAGCTCCGCTCGGACTTGAGCGCGGCGAGGAGCGAGTCGTAGCGCGAGCGCTTCGCGAGGCCCTCCGCGCCGTACTCGCTCGCCATCAGTAGCCGCCCAGGAGCGTCCGGGTGCCGGCCGTGCCGGTCGGCACCGCTTGGCCGACCGTGCCCATCAGCGGCCCGCGCGCGCGCCGACGCGCACGAGCGGCGGCCGCCTGCGCGGCATTCATCTGCGCGCCGACGTTGGCGACGGGCGGCGTGGGCACGCCTGGCCCAGCCGTCCCAGTCGTCGGTGCCGTGCCGGCCGGAGGCACAGCGATCGTCGCCCCAGTCGGGGCAGGCCCGAGCGCTTGATTGAGGGCGGCCCCGACCCGCCCGCCCAAGCCGCTCTGCGGCAGTGTCGCGATGCGGCGTCGGAGGTCCTCGCCCGCCGGCGTCCCAGCAATGGGCCCCAGCGCCTGCCCCAGCCGCGCGGCACTGGCCGCGCTTCGACCAAAGAACCCAGCCATCTGTGACCTCGAGTGGGGATGTCGACCGAGACAGCCGCAGGCGTCTGACCGGACGGACTGTTCAGTCTGTCTGGCCGGACATTCTACGCCCGAAAGTTGCGTTATGTGAAGCGCTTGTGGTAGGCGGTTTCGACCTCGACGTAGCCGCGGCGCGCGTAAAGGCGCCCGACGCTCGAGTCCGCCGGCGCGACCATCTTGAGGCCGGACAGCCCGCGTTCGCGCACCCAGGCCTCGCCAGCGGCCAGCAACCGGGGTCCTAGCGAGCCGCGGGCGTGCGGCTCGACCCACCACGCGAGCTCGTCGGCGTAGGGGATGCCGGTCACCGGATGGTCGAACACCGCCAGCGCGAGCATGCCCTCGACGTCGCCGGCGCACCCTTCGGCGAGCAGAATGACGCCGGTGTCCATTACCGCGCCGACCAGCTTCTCGAGCGTCTCGCGGTCCGCCGGGCCGAGGATCTTGGCGTAGATGCTCGCGGCGAGGAAGTGCTCGACGAGCTCGACGATGACGTCGAAGTCCGCGATCGTCGCCGGCCGGATGGTCATTGCGGCCATGACACGCCGCGGGTACCGTGGCGGATGTTGCGGAGTTCGATGAGCATGCGCCCAGCGGCTTCGGTGTCGAGGCCCGTCCGCTCGAGGAGCTTGACGAAAAGCTCATCGCTCTCCGCCGCCTCGGCCGCCTCAAGGAACATCAGGCCAATCTCGCGCGCCTTCTTCGTGTCCATCTGGGAGCGTTGATCGTTGAGCGTGAACTCGACAAAGCCTTGGCGCGTGTTCTGACCGTAGCCGCTCGCGACGGTGACTTCGTCGACCGTCTTCTCGGACTTCTCGCGGTGCTCGAGCGCCGTCTCGGCGTAGTTGCGGAAAGCCTCAATCACGCGGTTCGGCGCGCCGGAGGCCTTGAGCCAGGCGAGCACTTCCTCGAGCACTAGTAACTGTCGCGCCATCTCAGCCCTCCTATAGTCTCGCCGTCGGCCTGACCGCCTCGCGCAGTCGCGCCGCGATGTCCTCGGCCGCCTCCTCGGCCGTGCGGCCGCGCCCGTCCATGATCGGCACGTCGCGCCCACGCACACTGAAACCCAAGGTCCACGTTCCCTCGTCGACGCGCTCGAGAATCAGCGACACTACGACCGTCTCTGTCATGTCGTCCTCCATCATCACGCAATTGGCCGCAAGGTCCACCGGCGTGCCGGCGCCGGCGTGGTGG